CTTCCTGGCTTCGGTTAAGCCTTTCCCTTTGAGGGCATTATTAGACTTTCATTCAGAAGTCTAAACAATTGATTCTCAACTACGGAGTAATGACCCGTATGAGGCTTTATTCGAGTAGAGCCTGAATAACTCTACTAGGTGGGAGGTTTCATCTAGAACTCTGAATGGTTCGAGATGATTGGGTTGTCACCCAGACTTTATTAATCTAGGAGGTGGAACTCTTTGAAGACTGATAAACATCAATCTTGTAAGATGGCTAATGACACATCATTATATGATGGGCCATCAAAATCTCAGGTATACGATTCATTTACGAGTCTATACTCTCATCTTATCTCTGATTTAAGTCCATTCTTAAATCAAGCTTCTATGACTTTGATTTCAAATTGGATCTCAAAGTTCCTTGAAAGCTTTTGGAAGCAATCCAAAGCATGTCAAACTGGTCAGGAAGTTAAAGAACTTGCTGATCTCTGCAAGGAGAGACGTAATGATTTACAAAGCGTCATCTCATCTTTCATCTCAGGAAAAGCACCTGCTTTTCCAGGAGACTTTTATGTGGTTTCAGATAATCCAAAGAAATTGGAGAATCTGTCATATTATCCCAACTCTTTTAAGGCTTTGTTAAGCTATATAGAAGAGTTAAAAGAAGTAATGAGTTTTATTGAACTCAGACATCGTCCAGGATTTTATGTCTATCTTCATAAAATCGTCTTTCATCTAATATCCTCTTTTGAAATCACAGAAGAGGAATATGAACAGCACAAGGAGAAGATTATTATTCTTCTAAACCTTGCTTTAAGCTTAGGACAAGTGTATGAACATATGAATCCAACACCTGAAGTAATGGAAGAGTATGGCATAGCACTGCTAGACCAACTGAGACAAGAGTCAAAAGATCCATCTGATGATTTCTGGTCTTTATTTAAAGAGGTTGCAAAGGATATCAATGCACCTTTAACAAATCAGAATCGTTATGTCCATGACATAATTAGAGCAAAAAGGAAATTCCTTCAAAAAGGAATCCCCAAATATCACTATAGTGATTACTACTTGACAGCAAAAGCTTCAACTAGTGCAATCACCATAAATGGAAAGAGGATAAAGCTAAATGCCTTATACTCATCAATCGTTGAGGATGATCCCATTAAGGATGATCCTAAAGTACAAGCTTTTGACAACCTTGTTGGTTATCAAAGCGGATATTTAGATAACTATGATCTACCAGATCATATATCTGTAGAGTTGAGGAATGTTATCACACAAATGATACCAAATCCTGGTAAGTATAAACCGAGAGGCATCCATGTAGGATGTAATTCGATTCAAGATAGATGTAAGTATATTCACCATATACTTGCAGACTCTCTTAACACAATCGATAGTTGCTGCATGAAGCAGCACTTCAATGGTGTAAAGTTTCTCAAGAAGGTTACACAACCTTCCTATAGGAATGAACATCGAAACAATGTGTTCGTTTCAGACTTCTCGAATGCTACTGACACTCTTAATCAGCAGTTCCAATGTAAAGTTCTTGAAGTTCTCTACAACAAGACCTTTGCGGAATTCTGGGAGTTTATTTCAACTCTACCAAAAACATTTCGTCATCCTCTAGATAATCATTTAGAGGATTACACTCAAAACACAGGGCAACCCCAAGGATTGCTTGGTTCCTTTGATGCTTTCTCAGATGCACATATCTATTTGATTTGCATGCTGATGAAAAAGTTCAACCTGACGGGTATAGAACTCTCTCAAGTTCTTGCCATCGTGGGTGATGATTCAATTGTTTCCTACCCTTGCGAGCTGGAACTCAATGAAGTAGATGGTTATACTTTCTACACATTCCACAGCTGGTTATGTGAGCAAGTATCACTCATTAAGAATGACTCAAAGACGGGCAAAACCTTCTTTGATGAAAATGGTAATTATTCGCACGAAGTCTTAGACTTTGCGAAGATTTCTATTCAGGATGGAGTATTTATGACTCCTATTCCTTACGGATTAGCCTCGGCTTATATGAATAAGCCAGGTTATACAGATATACAACTATACCTTTGGTTGAGTTCCAAAGGCGTAGTTTATAAAGAACTCTTGTATAGAAGGATCTTACGAGCCTTCCATGACAAACCACATCAACTGATGGCAGTATCTTCAGTAATGTCATCAGGAGAAATACCTTTCTTGGATGGATTCCAAGATGAGCAACTATTCAACTCGATTGATTCAACAATCAGAGGTGTCAGTCTTTATGCGTTCTATCTACAACAGTTAGAACACACTTTCTTAAGTTCGATTCTCTCTGAAAACAGAAAGGATGTGCTAAATACTCCAAACTTCTTAGACAAGTCATTAGACTCTCTCGAAGAAGACTTCTATAATTTCAATTCTAATTTTTCTGATATTATTAGAATTCTCCCAGAAAATCATAAATATAATATTATGATTACAAAGAATATGGAGATCGCTCAGGATATAAGTGATCTACTAGAATTAGGCGAAGATAGAGAGGACCTCTCTATACTCTTAGGTGTTCTAATAACTAATGATTACTATCAGTTATTTAAATCTGCTATTGGTTTTCATGATGAAATCATCAAAGCCATTGAAGAAGATGATCAGGACATTTGGCAAATGTTCTGTCACCAAGATTTCTCCATCTTTAAGGATCTTTCAGACCCATTAAAGAATTTCCAAGTTAAATCGATGAAGAAAGTCTCATCGAATGCTACTATTTTTATGAAGTCTGCCGCAAGGAAGACTCATAATATTATTGATCAATCTTCATGTTTAAAAGATTGTTATCAGGATTGTGTATCTAAATTTATAGATACATTCATTCAAGTAGCCAATATTCATGAGTAAATAATGGCGCTTAAGTCGACTGAGTGCTTACAAGACACTCAGGCAGTGTAGTCTACTGTTTATCAACAGATAGTTTTAGTCAGTAGGGAAGTACCCTTGCTGGTTGAGGCGGGACTAAAGTGCATCTGCACTAAGGGAGGGAAAC